GCCGCAAGGCAATAAGAAAGACCCGTACCATTACTGACTTTGGTGTTGGTGATAGAGTCAAGTTCAACGAACTTACAGGTACGCGGTATATGGTTGGGCAATACGCCACAATAGTCTCAAAGAAACGCACAAAGGTTGTGGTTAGACTTGAGACACCCACAGGAAGATTTGTACAATATCTTCCTAATGGTGAGACTCGCTCGGCAAATGTAACCGTACCTCTTGCTATAATCGACCCAGCATAATTTAGACGTACCCCTCTCGCCTGAGATACATTTGTCCTCAGGCGTAGGGACGTTTTTCTGGGGAGGATCATGACTACACTTGCCGCGATACAAGGCAATGGCTGGTGTGTTATTGGTTGTGATTCGAGAGCTACCGAGGACTCAGGTCGCTATATCACGATGGCAACTCAAAAGGTTATCGAGGTTGGGCCATACCTGATTGCTGGAGCTGGAGCAAGTCGTGGATCTAACGTGATTCAATTCGGCTGGACTCCGCCAAAGCCACCAAATAATTCAGACAACTTAGATTCATTTATGACTCGTAAGTTTATCCCGGAGATGCGGCGAGCTTTTATTGAAGCTGGCTATGACATGAAGGAAGATGGTGACGCAGCAGCTCACGACTCGATGTTTTTAGTTGCTGTGCGCGGAGTCATATATCCGATATTCGAGGACTACTCTTGGGACAGAGACATCAGCAATGTTTATTACGGTGGCTCTGGCGGAAGCGTAGCTCTTGGAGCTTTAGAAATCCTTGGGCCAGCTAAAACTATGAAACAAGCAGAGGACAACATCAAAAAGGCGATTCAAGCTGCAATCAAGTGGGACGCCTACTCTGCTGGTCCAATCGTCGTGAAGTCTCAGAAAGTTTTGCGGACGTAGCGCAGTTGGTAGCGCGGAACCTTGCCAAGGTTCAGGTCGCGGGTTCGACCCCCGTCGTCCGCTCCATGTTCGAGAATGTCGCACGTACCTGATATAATAGACCAGTGGGAGCTCCAACAAGTGGTTGCTGGAGCTGCCACCCATGACGAAAGGACAACTATGGCACGCGCAGAAATAGAAGAAACATTAGGTGCTGCGCCGCAACACGAGATTGACTGGGACTTCCCACTTTGGAGCGAGATTCTTGAAGGTCTCTGGCTCGGCGGCACAGATGATTTTGACACGATTGATTACGAGGCTAACATTTATGGTGGGCCACGTGAAATCACGAAGTCAGAGTTTGATACAGTCGTAACGCTTTATGCCTGGGCTCGTCCAGTTGACTGGTTCGTCGAAGAGATGCGATACGGATTCTACGATGATGACTCAAGTCACTTTGGCAAGAAGTCATTGATGCGTGCAGCTCAGTTCGCGCACGAATCCTGGAAGTCTGGCAAAAAGGTTTTGGTTCGATGCCAAGCTGGAATCAACAGATCTGGTCTGGTAATGGGAATCGTTCTCATGCTTGAAGGCTACACAGCTGATGAGGCTATAAACCTCATGCGGACTAAAAGATCAAGTGCGGTTTTAGTAAATCGCTCGTTTGAGAACTATCTAAGGGAGTTAAAGTTAAATGACTAAGTTACACGTCGCATACGATGACGTGTATCTTGACTGGAAGCTGGGGAGTGCAGATTTTGAGCACCCGACAAATCCGATACGTGCAAAATACGCTACGGAGCTTCTTGCTGAGACACACGACATCCAAATCGTAAAACCAGACATTCACGCACTCGATCGAGATCGAGTCGAGTCGATTCATGACCCGAGCTATGTTTCGAGAGTGCTAGACGCTGGTCATTGCGGTGAATGGCGTCCAGACAATCCGTATCTCGGTAAGGTGGCATTACACATGTTCGCTGGCACCGTGCGGTTAGTCGAGAAGATGCTTAATGAGGACGTTAAGGTTGCATTTAACCCACAGGGAGCTAAGCACCATGCGCAATACAACAGAAGCTCTGGCTTCTGCGTATTTAATGACATGGCTTGGGCTGCACGTGAGTTTCAACGCAATGGCATGAAGGTTATGTACATCGACTGGGACGCACATCACGGAGATGGCGTCGAGAACTTGCTTGCGGATTCACCAGATCTTGTCACATGCTCGATCCATGATTCCACGATCTTTCCAGGCACTGGCCTAAATGGTCATAAGCCGAGAAGCGGAATCTACAACTGGGCCTTGGATCCAGGAGCTGGAGATGACGTATTCCGCTACGCGGTAGACGAGATCTTTGAGCTTGCAAACAAGATCCAACCAGACGTTGTGTTGTTGGCAACTGGAGCAGATGCTCATAGAACAGATCCGTTGTCTAGCTTGAACTTCGATTTCCCTGGGTATGAGCATGCGGCAAGGACAGCTGGCCAAATCGCCAGTACCTATGCCTCAGGCCGAATTCTTATCGGAGGAGCTGGTGGGTACCAGCCGTTTGGCTATACTCCTCAGATCTGGGCTGAGGTTGTGTCCAAGGTGTATGACGAGGTTCGCTTATTCTCCTGGGCATGATATAATTGCCCTACTCAGTCGAGGTTATTTCATTTCCTAAGGCTGAGGGTCTCCCTGGATGTACCTCCAATCCGTCCAGGTTGCAGACACCCTTTCTGGCAAAAGCCAGGTAGCCCATCACTACCTGGCTTTTGTTGTATCTACCTGATATAATAGTACCAGTTCACCAGAAAGGAACTAAAATGCAAACGTTGATTGGACCCTCAGAGAAACAGGTCGACTTTATTCTTACCCTGCTCAAGGAGCGGGACATCGAGCCAGATACTGCTGAAGAGATGCGGGAAAAGCTTCCAGCCATGAACAAGCGTGAGGCATCAGATCTGATCGCCTCCCTACTTAAGCTTCCAAAGCTTCCAAAGACTCCACGCGTAAACCCAGCTCAGGTTTACCTTGCGGCTCTCCAAAAATCAAAGTATGCCTTGCCTGTTGGCCACATCAGCCACATAGACCTCGATTTTGAGGTGAATGGAGACCTTTTGTTCGTCGAGGTACGTGAATATATGGGTCACCTATATATGCGCCGTCTCACAGGGTCTCTCGGTGGGTTTAGCCGCCATAAGCTTTCTGTCCATGACGTTATCGACCTAGCCAAGGTCATAGCGACCAACCAATACCTATATGCCAAGACCTTTGGCGAGCATTACTCGTGCTGCGGGTCCTGTGGAGCCGAGCTTACCGACCCAACCAGCCGGAAGCTTCAGCTTGGACCTGAGTGTCGCAAGAAGTTCGGGTTTTAACCTAACATTTTCAGGATCTTCCTGATATAATAGTACCAACAACAAGCTCACGAAAGGGGCTCAAAATGAACTCAGTATCAGATTTCTTCGGTAATTGCATGGATGAAGTTTCAGATTTTTTAGGTAACATTAAAGACTCGGCAGATGAGAATATAGTAAGCGGCCCATGGCCTGCACTTCTTGCAGTTGTTCTTTGCACAATTATTGGAATCGCAACTCTAAACTAAGGAGATAAAAATGAAAACAGCAAAGGAACTTCGTAGACGCGGATTTCAATTCCGTCGTATCTCGTTCTCACTTAAGGTAATGTCAGGATTATGGGCAATTGCGATGGTAGTGCTTGCGGTAGGTGGATCTTGGATTCACTTCCTTGCATCAATGACTGGGCTCATCGCCTTCTGTCTTCCTGCTATTCTTATCGCGGCAACCTATGACCACATGGCGGAAAAAGAGTTCAACAAGGCATCTGCCGCGAACCAAACGCTCCTTGGTGTAGTTCACCCGATTCAATAGTTTACAAACGTAGGGAAAAGGATTATAGTTTTTCCTAAGGACGATTACGGAGGATCAATGACAAGAGGTACTGTTCAACGAGAACAGATCTATGTTTATGACACCTGTTCCTTGTGCGGTGACACAAACGTACTCGTCTATGAACTTGATGACAAGTTGATTTGTGCATCAGATTATCGAAACATAGTATTTACTCGAAAGAACATTCAACACTGTGATAACTGTGGTGCACCTAATGCACTTAGAGATCCAGCACATCGAAGAAATGAATACCTGTGTTGGACCTGTCATGAGGCTAATGGATTTGCCATTAGCAACTCAGTTGTCAAACGCGCAATTGCTGCCATTAACAATTCAATTCTTGTCAAGGACAGAGTTCGTTGCTATGCGGCAGGATATGGAACTGACTGTGATCTAAACGTCAAACCTCGTAGCGCATGGGGAGGAAAGATGCTATGCAACAAGCATGGGAAGGTTACTCCAAAACCGGAAAAGAAAAATAAATCTTGAGCAGTAATCAATTGCTCAATGAGGCGCGTGATTTGATCGATCGTTCACGAGCTTCACTTGCATCACTCGAAAAAGAAAAAGAAAACGAAAACGAAACGAGAAAAGGAATACAAATGACAACTGCATCACCGCAGCAGGCAGCTGCACTTTACACAGCAGGAAAGTCCGTAGTTGAGGTAGCTCAGGAGCTTGGCATTACCTATGGTAGAGCCCGTAAGCTTATTGCTGACTCAGGAACCCCGATTCGCAACACGTCTGACCGCCTTAAGGGTAAGACCCGTAAGAGCAAGTAGGTAGCCCTTGCTACGTAACCTTGTTTGGCCAGCCGTGGTATCAGCCGCGTCAGCTGGTCTAGCCGTTATCACAGCCGTCTTGGACCCATCTAAAGGTACCTTGGTCCTAGCCCTAGGGCTAACCTCGGTAGCTATGGCGTGCCTGTCCCAGAGGGCGTAGGCTCCAATCCTCCAGGGGGTTTACAAGACCCCCTGGCTGATGGTATAATAGAACCATCAGGAGAGGAGGTGGTGATAGTGCCACTATACGGTATCGTGCAGGACAGCCCTCTCATCACAGCTGGGCAAAAAGCCTTCCGTAGACTCAAGAGAAATGAAGTTAAGGCGCAAGGTGAAGTTCAAGCTGCAATGCGAGTTGTTGCTCCATTACTTTCCCGGATTGAGGAAGCATTAGCTCAGTCTAAGGAGAAAAAGGAAGAAGAAAAAAGCTAACCGTGTTTCGGTTTTAGTTTTATCCCTCGCGTGTTATAGTTATCCAGTAAGTTCACATACGGAGAGACGGAGGTACGTCCTATGACATCCCTTTCTATCTCCACCCCTGTGCAAGTGGTAGAGGACAGACTAGAGTCTGAGAAGCTGCAGGGTCGCAAGAAGCTCAATGCGGTGTTTGCCTTGAGTTATCCCATCCCTAACCTAAGGAGGCGAACTAGCGTTGCTCACATTACGTGGAATAGCAATGACGTCCGTAGCCTATATTACGGCTCTAACAATCGGTATCTTTGCGGTGACGACATTCTCGTCAAACGCAGCGACTACCTACGTAGAAACACCAATACCAGCTCATAAACATGAGCTGCTAAGCATGATTACTACAAGCCCTCTCGAAAAATTCGAGGGAGCTAGGAAGCTTACCCAGGACCAGCTCGTTGAGCTCCTGCGGGAGGTAGGCTTCAAGGGCCAAGCCCTAAAGACAGCATGGGCAGTTGCCATGCGGGAGAGTAATGGTCGACCTATCGCTCACAATGACAACGTGAGAACTGGCGACAACTCATACGGTATCTTCCAGATCAACATGATTGGAGGACTTGGCGTAGACCGTCGTAACAAGTATGACCTTGCGGCAAACACAGATCTGTTTAACCCAGTCACAAACGCAAAGATTGCGTTTCACATGACAAAGGGTGGGGTAGACTGGAGTAGCTGGGGATTAGGTCCTAACGCCTACGATGGTGATGCGGCTGAGCCTTCAATTACCAAATGGTTCCCACATTTCCCTAAGTCATAGTTTACAGTTAGGAATATAGTAGCTCCATGAGCGAAGACAACATCCAACCCATCGAGGTTGCGGCAGCTCCTGTAGAGGAGTTAGCGCCTGCACCTGAAATTATCGAGGCACCACAACCTGAACCTATAGTTGTTGCGGTACCTGAACCTGAACCTATAGTTGTACCTGAGTCAACACCTGAACCTGCGGTTGCGGTAATCGAAACTCCAAAGCCTGTAAAGGCCAAGGCATCATCACGCTCTGCTGCAGTGAGTGGCAAGGACAAGGACGACGTGTTCCTAGCAAACTGCGTATACAAGAATGTGTACTCACGCAAGAGCTTGACAGTACATCACCTACAGCGTCGCCTGACTGAGCTAGGTTATGTAGAAGCCAACGCTGACAAGGATGGCTGGCTAGGAGATCTAACAAAAGCTGCTATCACAAAGTTCCAAAAGGACAAGGGACTAAACGCAATAGGACAGGTAGACGCTGACACCTTCACCAAGATCTTTGAAGGCGACTCAAACGTCAACGTAAACCTTTAATAACTAAGCATTAGACAAGCCACAGGCTGACACGTTTCTGTGTCAGCCTGTAGTTTTTTATCACGAACTATTTTTATAATGACAAATACATACCTCTGATACATAAAATTTATGAGTTATTTTTCAAAGGCAATATGCCTGCTGCTACTTCTTGCAAGCAAAAAATCTACGGAAATCCAAAAATAGTTGGAGACACTTTCGCGCAGCGCTTCCGTATACCGTTTCGCTTTCTCACGTCCAAGGCACTTAACCAAAAGGTA